TCCGAGATACCGTGAGAGGTCCTATCACTTCCAACAGCCAGAGAGAATCGCCATCTGCTTGCTATGGTATGATCACACCAGGAAAACCTGTTTACCAGAGTGGCATCTCCGACCTGGAAATCAAGAACCGCCTGGAACGCGGAGAACTCACGCCCGAAGATATCCTTGTAATCTCTCGCCAAGGCGGTCACAGCATAGTCTTGGATGACGGCAATCTCGAAGGCAAGGACAACTTGGTGCGCATCCGCACGGCCAAAGGTCATCAGATAACCATGAGCGATGATGGAGACTGTTTCTACATCATACATGCCAACGGACAGACCTGGTTGGAGTTTGGTAAGCAGGGCACAGTAGATGTGTTCTCTACAAACTCTGTGAACGTGCGCACCCAGGGCACCATAAATCTTCATGCGGATCGCGACATCAACATGTTCGCGGGTGGCGCCATCAACATGAAATCCACCACGTTTAAGGTGCAGGCCGACGCCACCCTAGATCTCATCGGCACCGGCACCATGACCCTGTACAGCAAGAATCTCATAGGCATCAAAAGCGATGGCAGTCTCAATCTCAAAAACACATCTGCTGGATCCTGGGACGCAGGATCATCGTTGAATCTCAAAGCTGGCTGTATTAATTTAAATTCAGGTGGCGGAGCACCGGTGAACACTCCTTCTAATTTGAAAGATCTCAGCCTGGCCGATACCCGGTTCGTGAATGGCCAAGGCTGGCAAGTTGAATTTGGCAAACTCAAAACCATAGTCACACGCGCACCCACGCACGAGCCTTATCCCTATCACAACCAAGGTGTGTCGGCTGTGACCAATCTCAGCGATCCACCGGCTGCAGATCTCACTGCTGCCACTGCCGGAACCCTGGCATCTCTGGCCAATGTGGCTGTGACATCGCCCTTGGACGCGGCCACGTTCCTAGAGCAAGCGCCAGCAGAGCTATCAGTGGGCAGCCTAGATCCCACCCAGGTCACGGGTCTCTTGGCCCAAGCCCAGCTGGATGTGGGGCAGAGCTTTGATGCCATAAGCCTGGACAAGGGCATCGGAGCATTTGGGTTTAACCCTTCACAGCTAGAAGGAGCCGGATTCCTCAAACCTGGCACGGTGCAGACCTTCCTCCAAGATCCCGCGCAGTTGCAGACGGTATTGAGCTCGCCCTCGGTGTGGACTGGCAAGAGCGGCATAGGTGGATTGGGAAGCCTGCTCGCAGATCCCAAGCTGCAGAGCCTCACTCAGAACGAGATCATGGTCACGGCCCTGAATGGCTTGAAATCAGCAGGTGTGGTCACGGGCCAGGAAGCGCCACGAGAACTGGCCAGTTTCGTGCAGACAGCTGCCAAGTTTGGAGTTGGCACCACGGTGGACTGGATACAAGGTGCGGCGCCTCCAGACATCACCAATCAGATCAACAGCACCGCCAAATCAGCACAGTACGCGGTGAACTTCGTGGACACCCGCACTTCCGAACTGGTCACTGGCGGCATAAGGCTAGGCGGATTCACTGGCACAGTAGAGCGCGCCCAAGTGGACCGCGCGGTCACTGCCATAATAGGCGATGCCAAGGTACCCACCCCTAACTTTGGACAAGGACTCTACAGCAGTGTGCCCAATTCTGATCTCACCTACTCCGGGGACGATCCTATCGTGCTGGAACGCATCAATCAGGAACGCCGGCGCAGAGGGCTGCCACCATTGGCACCAGGCGGTGGCGTGATCACATAGTAAATACATCATGACCACATTCATAGGATTCAACACCATAGACCAGTTCAAGAAATTTACCTTGGTGGATTTTGAGCTGATCAAACGTGATCTCGCCAATGCTTTCAACATACAGCAGGGCGAGCTGCCGGGCCGCCCCGGATATGGCACCACGCTGTGGGGCTTGGTGTTTGAACCCCAGTCTCCGGAAACCGAGCAGGCCATTCTCACTGAAGTGCAGAGAGTGGCCGGTGGAGATCCCAGGATCTACATCGCAGATGCCACTGTTTATCCACAAGACAATGGTATCCTGATCGAAGTCCTGGTGCAGGTGGTGGCCAGCGAAACCGCCGAGCGCCTGGCCATATTCTTCGATCAAGAAACCCGCAGGGCCAGCTTCGTCTAAAACTGCGCAGTTTTTCTGTGCTATAAATACAGGAACACTGTGAGATCACATGGCCAAGACCGCTAGACAGACTGCAATATTCGGGGTAGAAGACTGGAAAAGGCTGTATCAGACCTACCGCGAAGCCGACTTCCAATCCTATGATTTCGAGACCCTGCGCAAGAGTTTCGTTGACTATCTCCGGCTGTATTATCCCGAAACTTTCAATGACTACATCGAATCCTCGGAGTTCATCGCTCTGTTGGACGTGATGGCATTCATGGGCCAGGCCCTGGCCTTCCGTAACGACCTCAACGCGCGCGAAAACTTCCTGGATACCGCGGAACGCCGAGACTCGGTGGTGCGCCTGGCCAATCTCGTGAGTTACACTTCGAAGCGCAACAACGCGGCCCAGGGATTCATCAAAGTGCTGTCAGTGAGCACCACAGAAAATCTCGTGGACTACAATGGCGTGAATCTTTCAAACGTAACCGTGGACTGGAATGATCCGACCAATCCTGACTGGTTGGAGCAGTTCACCCAGATCATCAATGCCGCCCTGGTAGACAGCCAGAAGTTTGGTCGTCCTGGCAACGAGCGGACCATACTTGGCATACGCACTTCTGAATACACGATCAATCTCGTGCCGGGTTTCCTACCCGTGATCCCCTACACTTCCACCGTGGATGGCGTGGTCATGCCCTTTGAAGCAGTGAGTTCTACCTCTGAAGGCGAGGACTATGTGTACGAACCAGCACCCAGACCTTCTGGAAGATTCAACATCCTGTACCGCAATGACCAGTTGGGATTTGGTTCTGATGACACAGGATATTTTTTCCTGTTCAAGCAAGGTGTGCTGCAGAACCAAGATTTCAATCTGGCCGAGGCCATACCCAATCGCACTGTTAACATCAACATCGAAGGCTGCAACGATCAGGATCATTGGCTCTACAAGCTGGATGATGTTGGCAGCATCGCGGCCGAATGGATCTTCGTGGAAAATATCTATGCAGGAGCAGTGGAGCAGCTGGCACCGGATCAACGGCAATTTTATTCCATCACCAGCAGGGCCAACGATCAGATCACCCTGACCTTTGGTGATGGTGTGTTCGCTGAAGTACCAGTGGGATTCTTCCGAGCGTATGTGCGTGCCAGCAACGGTCTTCGTTACATCATCAATCCCGAAGAGATGCAGAGTGTCACACTGCCTATCTCCTATGTGTCAAGATTTGGTCGGGTAGAGACAGCGACCTTCGTGTGTGGTATCACCCAACCGGTGAGCAATGCTCAACCCAGAGAAACCCTGCAAGAGATCAAGCAGCGCGCACCCGCACGCTACTACACCCAGAACAGGATGGTCAACGGTGAAGATTACAACAACTTTCCTTTCACCCAATACAACTCCATCATCAAATCTAAGGCCGTGGCCCGCAGTTCTATCGGAACCAGCCGCTATGTAGATCTGACAGATATCACTGGCAAATATTCCTCTACCAACATCTTTGGCAGTGATGGGGTGATCTATCGATCCAACCAGTTGCCCACTTTTGATTTTGACTGGATCAATCGCAACGACATCGTGGACGTGATCAACAACAGCATCGAACCCTTGCTGCCGAGTCGTGGTTTCACGCAGTTTTATTATGCCAACTTCCTGCGACCCAATCTCGCTGTGTTGGGCCTGGCCTGGCAGCAGAGCACTCGTCTGGTGAACGAGACCACGGGTTTTTTCTATGTAGGCACACCAGCAGCGCCACAGCCCATAGGATCTTACAGCAGCAACAACACCAAATACATCACGCAGGGCAGCCTGATCAAGTTTGAACCTCCTGCAGGATTTTTCTTTGATGCTAACAACAGACTGGTGGCTGGTGTGCCCGTGAGGGCGGACGAGAAACTGGTTATCTGGGCCACCGTCACCGCAGTGGTGCTGGATGGTACCAACAATGGTCTGGGCAATTTGCCTGATGGATCTGGTCCGGTGGCCTTGAACAATTTCGTGCCTGCCGGTGCCTTAGCCACACAGGTCATACCCAAGCTGGTAACTGATCTACCTTCCAGCCTGGTCAACAGCATGATCCAACAGATCGAACTGTTCCGCGATTTTGGTTTGGGCTACAACAATCTCACCAGCAGTTGGTACATCATCACTTCCACCAACCTGGCCGAGGATGCCGCCTTCAGCCTTGCCAATGCGCAGAGCACGGCGGGTGCCAATCTCGATGCTTCGTGGCTGATACAGTTTGTCACAGATGGTGTGAGCTACATAGTGACATCGCGGGCCTTGGAATATGTGTTTGCTTCAGTGATACAGACGCGATTTACCTTTGACGGGTCCGAAGAAATATATGACAGCCGCACCGGATTGGTCATCAATGATTTCATCAAAGTGCTCAAGAGCAACAGCCGCCCTGACAGCAACGAAGCTTTGGCCACAGACATCATGATGGACATCATAGCACAGCCAGTGCAGAGCGATGGCTATGTCAACGACTATCAGGTGGTTGTGAGCTATGCTGACAGTGATGGTGACGGAGTGGCCGACGACCCTGACTTCTTTGACACCTTGGTCGCACCCTCAGTGGCACCCACTACCAAACTGGTTTTCTTCCAGCAGACCATCGACTTTGACGATCTTGAAAGGTATTTGCCCTTGGAGCCCGGTGTGGTCAACAGTGCGTACCCAACGCTGGATGCCATCGAAGCAGACAAGAGCGAATACGTGAATGGCCAGGTGTTTTACGCCACCACCAGCCAGCTGTTTTACAGCCTAGAGGTCAGCATCATCAATGGAGTGCTCACCCGCAACATAGTTCCACGCACAGATTTCCGCGCACAGACCGGCAGGCAGAGCCTTTATTTCCAGTATCGCCACAACAGTGCCTTGACCAATGTGATAGATCCGGGCGCTACCAACATCATCGATCTCTATGTGGTCACGCAAGAATATTACACCCAATATCAGAACTACATCAGAGACACCACGGACACAGTGCCAGAACCGCCTTTGCCTACCATAGATCAGTTGAACACCGCCTACAGTGGTCTCAACAACTACAAGATGATTTCTGACAACGTGGTCTTGAATTCAGTGATATTCAAACCCCTGTTTGGAGCAAAGGCAGCTCCTGAACTAAGGGCAGTGATCAAGGTGGTGAGAGATCCTAAGACCACAGC